TTGTAAGATCAGTTGTTGTTAAATCTACTTTTTTATTTTTAAAACTATTAGCCATTAATTTATAAAGAAGTTAAACGCTTCTACCTCCTGTTTTAATTCCTCTTGAAATGTAGTGTTTAATTTTTCTACTATTGCATCAAGGTCTCTAACTTGTGATTCAGCCACAGTTAGATCATACTCCTCACTAGCTCTTGTCAATACTTGTACTATCTTTGCCATTATCTTCGTCCGTCTGGTTGTGTGTCTAATCTAAAAGTTCCTAACTTCCAATTTTGACTAGTTGATGTGTTTTCTACTTTTAACGCTATAGCTCTTGCTCTAGCACGTGTATCTACTTTTTGAGTAGAAGTTGTAATATCAAATGGACCTAATGATGAACTAGCTGCTGAATCATTTGGAAAGTTTCTTAAATTTAATGTAACTCTGGTTGTTCCTGTTTGTGATATAAAATCTGGTATAAATCTTCTTATCTTCATGATAAATTCACCATCTCCTCTAAATGTTGCAACACCTGTGCTTTGACCTGTTGCTGCTCTTTGTTGTGTGATATCAAAATCTCCAGATAAAATATTTGCAGTAATTGCACTAATAGTTCCGTTTCTATTTTGATCTGTCCCTGTTTCATGTTCATAGTAGCTTGTTCTACCTTCAGTGTTTCCCACCACATCAAAAGATGTGTCAGTATCTGCATCATATTCTAAAGCATGTGGTTTACCAAATACTGCAGAGTCTCTCCACATTGTTCTTGCTAAACTACCTACAGTCCATACAGGTCTTTGTGATGATGAGTCAAAATAATTATATGCAACCATTCTATTTACTACTGAAGAATTTGATTCTGGATAGAACCACATAACTTCACCAAATAAATTATTTAATCCAGCAGACACCATTTGATTACCTGAATCTAAATTTATATTATCATAAACAAAATCTTCTACTAAACATGGTAGCGATTCTAGTTTACCAGCATATCTAAAAAAACCATTTTCTGACATCCAATATGCAGCACCATCAACTTCTACACATGCGTTCTGTCCAACAAGTCCACAGTTAGTTCCTACTTGTGCAAATGCAAACGTAAACGGTTGACCAACAAAACGTTGAGTAAATAATGCTGTATCAGTCCAAACATAGATTGCGTCACGACCTCTAATCGCTCCTCTGATCTGTGATCCGTCAGCCAGTCTTTGTGTGCCAGCTGTATTAGTTGCTGTCGGTGTATATGTGTTTATATCTTCTTGATCAGAGAATCTTATAAACATATCATCTTGTGTACTTGGTGTTCCAATAGTTGTCTCTGTTCCATAAAAAACCAAGTGACGATCTGGTGTTGATACAACCATATGTCTTGATGCTGTAGGTGCACCAGTTATAATGGTTGCTCTTGTATCTGTCGCATTTGATAAACTAGAGTCCCAAGAAAAAACAGCACTATCATGAATAAGACAAATAGCTTTATCACCAAAATTATCTAATGACCACATCCCTGGTTCAAGAACCAAGTCACCTGAAGCTGCCTCTCCCCATGCAACAAAGTCTGAAGAGTTTGTAACTGTAGCACCATCACTATGTGCTGACCTTGTAGAGTTTCTAACAGCTCTTGTAATACCAGTTAAATTATTTCCAGAAACACCCGTATAAGAAATTTCTTCATTTCCAACTTGAATAAAGTTTGTACCTGAACTTGGAAACTGTGAGGCATCTGTTAAAGTTATAGATGTCCCTGATCCACCTGTTCCTGCAGTATCATCTAACAACGCTCCATTTAAAGTTGTTGTTAAAGCAGAGGTATCTTCACCACTCCAAGATCCTAGACCCCAACCAAATCCTTTTGCTTGCACCGCTGGTCCCACAGGATAATAATGTTGTACTCTTATACCACCTGATGTTGTTGCACCAGATCCTGATTCATTAGAAGGCATTGTAATAGTTAGTGTTGTGCTTGTAGGAACAGTTGTTACCATAAATTTTTTATCATCAAAATCAGAAGCACCAAAATTAGAACCTGTTATTGTAGTAAAATTATCTAATAATATTATGTCTTGAGGGTTTATACCGTGAGATGTACTAAAAGTTATTGTCACAGTTGGTGATCCGTTAGTTGTTGTAAACGCGCTTGTCAGTGTAGTTGTAGATTTTATAGGATGTATATCGTAAAATACTCCTCCAGAAAAAGCATATAAAATTCTATTAGTTCCTATAATAGAATATTTTCTAGATAAACTATTAATAAATTGGTGTAGTCCTCTACCAGCACCCGTTAATTCATTAGCTCCAGATCCACCTAATTGGTTCCAACCACCAATTTTTTCAGGTGTGCCATACCTAAATCTAACATTATCACAATCTACCCACTGACCTTCTGCTCCTGTGGGTGTAATTTGTTTATTAATACCTGGTTGAAATCCTATCTTTTGCAGCATTTATATCCTTTTCTCCAATAGTATTATAGCTAATATCACAGATTTTAAAGGTTTTAAACTACTTATTTTAAAGGATTATCTACAGGATCCTTATCTTCAAGAACCCCATGTTCTTTTCCATCACCATATTTCATTATAGCTCTTTGTATAACACTTTGAAGAACAACTGAAAATTCATAGCAAGATTTTCTATCTAGTAAAAAATTACCGCCTCTTAATATTATTAATAAAAGTTCTTTTAATGAAAATTTTAATTTTAAATGTTTTTCTGTAAATCTAAATTGCATACTACCTCGATAACCACCATGAAGTTGCTATGTACTTATTTTTTTTTAAAGGTGGGTTGCCTCTATGCACAAAAGGAAAACTAGCTGGAAATACACATATTCTACCTTCTTTAGCTTGAGCTCTTTGGTTTTGCAATAAGAATTCTGTTTCTCCCCCTTCTTCAATATCATTTAAATATAAAGTCCATACTAAAGCTCTTCTACAATCATTTGTTTGATAGTTTTTTTCACAATGCCATACATGATAACCTTCACCTGGAATTGTTTTTTGTATTTTAATACTTGTAAATTGTAACTCTCTAATGTCTGTAAAATCACAAAATGAAGTTTTATCTTCATATATTTCTAAAATTTCTCTTAAAGATTTACAAACTTCCTCTAACTCTCTAGTCCAATTGTTATAAGTGTTAAAACTAATAGCTAAATCTTTTTTAATCTTACTATGAGCTCCTTCGTGTTTTTTTCTAGTATAAGCTCTATTATTTTTATCTTTTTCAAAAATTGTTATCAAACGTTTACAAGTTTTTGAGTCTACAAAATTATCAAATATACCTATATGATCTTTAATTTTTATAAATCGTTTTTCTTGTTTCATTATATTTCTGGAGACTCCTTTCTATTTCTTTTATCAAAAATATATTCTTTATATGGTCCATTAGAATCTACATAATGTAAAAAAGTTTGTAAATGAAAATCTCCTTTAAAATTATCTCTAGAGTGATTATCTTCACACCCTAAATAAATAACTGCGTCTCCGTTTTGCATTTCAATATTTTTATTATTAATACGTATTGGCCATTTTGTTCCATCACTATCCCATTTAACAGTGGCAGAAATCTCACAAGAGGGTCTATCTGTGTGTGGTTTTAACTCTGCATTATATGTATACATTCTAGTGTATGAATAAGTAGGCAATAATTTTAATCCAGTTTCTTTTTCCATTAACTTTAATTTATTAATTAAAATAGTTTCAGAAAAACAATCTGCATAAAACATACTGTCTCCATTATTATTTTGCATTGTATCAAATTCAGTTAAATTTCTTTTGTGTTTTAAATGAAAATAATAACTACCTAATTCTAATTCTTTTTTTGAAAGAAAGTTTTTTATCACCTTATACCTAAAATCTTTTCTTATGATGCCCATGCTACTATTGTAAATCTTTTACCTTTCTTTACCGGATTAACCTTATGAATATATAAAAAATCACTAGGCCAAATAATTAATCTAGATGATTGAGGCTCTACTCTTGCAACTAATTCTTTTTTTCTAGGCTCAAAAAACTCTATTTCTCCACCTTCATAATCATCATTTAAAAATAAAATAGCAGAAAGAATTCTAGGGTTAGATGTGTAATTATCTACATGTTCTTTATAATGACACCCTGGACTGTATTTTAAAAGATGTATGCTACTTATAGCTGACATTCCTGTTCCTACAAAAGGAGATATTTCTTTACTATATTCATCAAATTTTTTTTGAAAAAATTTTCCTAAATAGCTACCCCAATGAGTTTTTGTTTTTGATTTATTATCAAAACTAATAAGATCTATCATTTCAACATTTCTTATTTTTTTATCTACAGTATTTTTTCCACCTATTCCTGCGTCATCAAAAGATTGTGTCAAAGACCATTTAATTAATGATGATATATTTTCTAAAGGTAAAGTATTATCGTAATCTTTAATATAACTTTCTAAATTCATGCAATAAGTATAACTTTTTTATAAAAAAAGTAAACTAGAAATATATTTCGTCAACAAAAATTTGAGGACAATCTGAAAGATTATAAATATATTCCAATACGTTGTCGTTCGCATCCCAAGAAGAAACTGCAGAAGTATCTATATTTTGTAAAAATGCTACAAAATTTCGAAGGTAAGCACCTGCATCTGAATCATAATTGTGTTGAGCTTTTTCTTTTATGTTTATTATTAATTCATTTATTACGGTTGCTAAACGATTTTGTGCTTCTGTTGCATCTGTAATATCAGCAGCTGCAGGCCCTTTATCTGTGTAAACAATTGTATCACCGTCTAAAGTTGCTCTTTTATTTTTAACTCCTACATTTTTATAATCTTCATCACTTACTGTTTTTGCAGTAACAGTTGTAGACATGCTAACTATGAAATCTGATTTAGCATCTTCATTTGCCATCGCGTGAAGTCTATTGTTTTGAAATAATAAATGTTTTGCCATAATTACTATGAGTTATCAAATACGTATAACAGTCCTTTTCTACCAGATGAAACTGTTTGCATACCAGATTGATTTCGAGCACCACCATCTCCTCTAGCTCCATAAGCAGCCGGCGAGCCAAATGTAAAAGTATTTGATATAGTGTTTTTTAAATCATGGTTAGCACCAAAATTAACAGTTCTTAAAAAACTTCCACTACCAACATTACCTGGCGATCCATCACTTCCATTTGAATTCTCTCCACCGTTATTACCACCAGTGCCAGCATTTAAAGAAAATAAATTAGCAATACTTGTTGCTCCTCCATCGCTCCCATCATTTCCTTGACTTCCCGGTCCATTATTTCCATTAGAACCCCCTGCTCCTACTGCATAAGGTTGTGAAAAAGGAGGTGTAATATCGCTAGTAAAAATACCTTGAACTCCATAGCCACCATCTCCTCCAAAAATATTATTTGATCCAGATTCAGACATTCCAGCTCCACCGCCTCCTCCTGAAGCAGCGTAAACTGTGACTTGATTTCCGTTTGAATTAAATGTTCCAGATGCTGGTCCTTCAGCATATAAAACAGGTTTCATAACTGCTGCCCCTGCTCCAGAGGATGCATCAACAATTCTGCCACTTGAGTCAACAGTGATAGTTGATGAGTTAAAAGTTCCTTTTGCTGATTTTATAATTCTTGGCATTGTTTTTCTTTCCTCCCTAAAATTTATTAATCAACCATTTCTACATAAGAAACGTGAAAAGCTAAATCGTTAGCAGCACCAGCTGTAACAGCTATTAAATCTGTTTCATCTAAATAGATAGGTCTTGCAATTAAATCTAATGTTGAATCTGCAGGCACAGAGATTGTGCTTGCAATTTTATAATAAGTTGAACCATTGTCATTACTGATTTCTACTGTTGCATCAACAGCATTAGTTCCATCAATATTTGCTAATAATATTGTATCAATTCTTACTGCAGTTTCTGCAGGGACATCAATCATAGTAGTTCTGTTTGTATCAGATAAACTACCCATAGCATTTTTAGGTGTGATCGTTGCTATATTTACAAGATTCGGTGTTGCCATTTTTTAT